TCGATGAGCTTCCGTACGACTGCGCCACATCCATACCCTTTCGGTTGATGTCGATTCCTGCCTGGGCAGTTACTGCTCTGCCTTCCATGTCCTTCTGAATCGAAGCAGTAGCTTCTATGAAGACAAGACCGCCAACTTCTTTTACCTCGTCTTCAATAGTCAAGGTACATTCATACTTTAATAGCAAAGGCTTTACCGCTTCTAGGATATCCTCTACGGATCGGTACTTATACTTGCCAAATGCATTAAATTGATTCTTTGGAGCTTTAAGCTCTGATTGGATTGCAATTAGTTCTTTCATCGTTTTAAGTGTTTATATTTTTCTAGTGTTTTCATTTCTGCGTATCGGTAACTAATCTCATCCCAATACATCTCGAAGGTTTTCAGAATCTCTATTTTTTCACTATGGGGTACTTCCCCAAAGTTCTCTAGTATCCATTCTTTGATTCTATCCTCTACCATCTTTGATCCAGTTAGTTGATACAAATAATACCCATTGATTGCCTAATCTTTTAGGAGGATACACCCATTCTTCAGGCCATACACCTGAGCGGATAATCTGGTGAACTCTAGTAGATTTTTCGGTAAAGCCCCGTAGTACACCGTACTCGGTGGCAGTCATCATTTCGTAAAGCATAGTCTTACATTGGCTTCTAACTGTTCAACAATAAAAGGATCAAGGATGGCACAGATAACCCGATAGTGGTCAGTAAACCGCTCGTTGAGGTCATCGTACAATTCTAAGGTGAGGGACTTACCATTACCGAAGTAAAGGTCTAGGACAATTCCTTCGTTGGTGAAGGATTCAAGCTCCAGGCTAAAGCCTGACTGCGTAAGGGTGAAGTGGTGATCTTTTAACATGATTGTGATTGTTTAGTGTGATGCTAAGGTACAAGAGTCTGCACAACAAATGCAAGAGAATTATTAAATTTATTTTTGTTTTACACTAAGGGTAATTTTCTGGGCTGAATGGTTTTGTTTTACACCATGGGTTTTGTTTTCCACTAACACCCCAGATAAATTTTGTTTTCCACCAGGGGGTCAACCTGGTTTTGTTTTACACTACGGTGCTTTTCATTCTGTTTTACACTAGGCCTATTTTTCCGCCATGTTTTACACTATGGGTCAAACCGCCATGTTTTACACTATGGGGTCGGGCGTGACCATTCCGTACCTATGTAGGTAGGAGGACTGCATGGCATGGCAAGCCCACAAAGTAGAAAGGCGGTAAGGGCTATTTTTAAGCCCGTAGCGGAACGATATATTTTTTTGAGTGGTGTTACATAGGCGAAAATTTGAAGGTCTTAAATGGGGTTAAAATAGGCTGAAATTAAGGCTGTATTTTCTGCAAATTATAGGGAATACAGTCTAGCCCGTATTCTATAGAATAACCTAGTTTTTTAAGGTCAATTTCAAGCTTTAATAGACTAGCATAGTTTTGATCCGTTGCAACGTATGCAAACAGCAAAGCCCGCAATTTAGCGGGCTGTTTATCGGGATTTTCGAATAGGTCAAGCATGTAGAACGATAAATTTTTTAACTCTATTTTTCAAATCATTGATAGTTTTTGCCTCAATGTATTCATCAAAAAAGAAACATTCATAATTGCCGCATTCGTTTATATCTATGTATAGATCAAAGTACATATCGCCAAACTTTACTATGTAGCATTTTTCCATTACTTTGTTAATAGTTACCATATCTAAATTTTTTTTGTTAGTGGATAATTAAACCGATTCTGTGATTTTCAGTATGCCATTTTGTGGCCAAAATATCTAGATAGGATGCATCCGAATATCCGTTATCCTTCATTTCTTCGCTTGAATAGAAAATTTTAGAATGCCTTTCTGTTTCTGTATTTATCAATTCATCATTTTTTGATCCAAGGCTAAAAATTAGGTCAAAATTTTCGGGCAACTCAATACCACGGATAAACGAATGGGATTTTGTGTAGGCATAGAAACGGACGGACGGATTCAAACGGGCAATTGTTAGCCATTTTTGGAAATAGGACGGGCTGTAAAAATCCCCACTATCATGTATACGGATATAAATTTGTTTATCCTTTTTAACCTTTGCTAGTTCGTTATTGATTCGCTCAATAAAATCCTCTTCCCTTGTTGCTTGATTTCTTAAGGATAATGCATTTTCAACGGATGGCATGTTATAAAATCCTTTCTTTGCATAGCAAAGTTTTAAACATTTACCCGCAAATGGACAAGTGATTTTTCCCGTTAACTTGTCATTTCCTGCAGGGATTGAAAAATTAAATATCCGAACGCCGAATTCCTTTGCAGTCCTTACAAGTTTACTATTTCCCGTACCTAATAAATTTTGAGTTTTCATGTCGTGTGTGTTTTAGTTAACCAATTACTTGACTTATCGCTATTTCTAGCGCTGTTTCCCTTGTTAATAATTCTATCCCCTCATCCAAACTATCTTTGTCTGAATATATCCCATTAGGGTCATTTTTACATAACCAATAAATTAGAGCCTCTTTATCTAGTGATATTAAATTTCTAATAACTTCTATACTATCCTTATCGCTATAATATGTTTTCATTTTGTGTCGTGTTTTGTGTTGAGTTGATTAAATAAGTTTTAAGCCTAACATATAGCCCAAAATAAAAATTGGGATTAATGCAATGATGTAATAAATTACAAGCCAGATTTTTTTTAGGGCTTTTTTCATACTGTTTTTTGTTTAGGGGTTAGAAAATAAGTTAGGGTAAAAATTAATAAAGTTCCGCTGGCAATGATTAATAAGTCTAGCATTTTTTATGGGGTTTTGGTTAAACATTAAGTAAACTTACAAAGGTGTGCAATTAATTGCAAGTAAATTGTCAAATATATTTTATGGAATAGTATATTTTTTTTAAACTACCTTTAGACTTGAATATTCATTTTATTTCATTTTTAGTTGTCATGACAAATAAAAAAGGAGCGGGAGGTGCAAGGGAAGGAGCGGGCCGAAAGCCTAAAGTATTGGAGGTCAAGCTTATAGAGCAAATGGATGCAATTGCAGTCCCTGAAAAGATATGGCTAGCCTTGTTAAGAAAGTGTGAGGAGGGTGATACCCAAGCCTTGAAACTTTGGTTATCCTATCGGTTGGGCTTACCAAAACAACAAATAGACATTACTTCCAATGGCGAAAAGGTAGCCCCTCCCATTCATTGGATAAGCAAAACTATTGAGATACAAGAAGCCCAAGTAGTTGAGGATGAAACGCTTACCCGCATAGGCGAATAAGCGAAGGGGGGAGGGTATGTTCGTGAGTGCACGGAAACCAATTGGAAAGTGGATTTCCCCAATTAAATAATTTACCCTAGGGGGGGGTATGTTTCTGAGTGTACAGGAATGAAACGGAAAATGGAAATCCCCAATTAATTAATTTAGCTATGATTCAACTTTTAGACGATTACAAGCCATTATTCTACGAGGAGCCTGACACGAGGTACTATTTGATTACGGGTGGCAGAGGAAGTGGTAAATCTTGGACTTTGGCTTTGTTCCTGCTGAACTTGACTTATGAGAAGGGTCATGTGATTCTTTTCACTAGATACACCTTGGTATCTGCGTTTATTTCGATTATTCCAGAGTTTTTGGATAAGATTGAGATAATGGGCAAGATGAATGACTTTGATGTGACTCAGAGTGAGATTATAAATAAGCTGACTGGGTCGAAGATATTGTTCAGAGGGATTAAGACTAGTAGTGGGGTGAATACTGCGAACTTGAAGTCAATTGCTGGGTTGTCGACATGGGTAGTGGATGAGGCTGAGGAATTGACAGACCCTGAGATATTTGATAAGGTGGACTTGTCGATACGAGCGAAGGATAACTACAACAGGGTTATCTTGGTAATGAACCCATCGTACAAGAGTCATTGGATATATAAGGACTTTGTAAAGAACAAGAGGAAGGATACGACTTATATTCACACGACTTACTTGGATAATAAGATAAACCTGAGTGAGTCGTTTGTTCAGGCTGCTGAGAAGACCAAGAGAGAGAACAGGGCGAGATATGACCACTTGTTCATGGGTACTTGGTTGGATGATGCTGAAGGGATGTTGTGGAACAGGGCGATACTAGGGAAGGCGAGGGTTGATGAAGCTCCGAACTTGAAGAGGATTGTGGTTGCCCTTGATCCTGCGGTGACTGCGAACATGAATAGTGATGAGACGGGTATTATTGTGGTAGGTAAGTGTAAGGAAGGGTTTGGGTATGTATTGGAGGATTTGAGTGGGAAGTACTCCCCGAACCATTGGGCGAAGATTGCTAACGATGCAGCGTTTAGGTGGAATGCGGATTGTATTGTGGCAGAGAAGAATCAGGGTGGAGACATGGTGGAGGCTGTGTTGAAGGCACAGGGGACTACCACGAGAATTAAGCTAGTGTCGGCTACGAAGGGTAAGTATGTGAGAGCAGA